ATGGGACACGGGCTCGACGCGAGCTCGGTTGGGGAGATTGGGCAGGAAGGGGTGGAAACGGTCTATCGAGCACTGCGAGTCCGGGAGTTGGTGGGGTGAAGGCGTATCTGCGCACCGGGGAGGTCGGACGCATCATCGGGCGCGACTCGCGAACCGTGCGTCGCATGTGCGAAGAAGGGCGCCATTTTCGACACGCATTCCTCGATGGCCAGTGGTTTGTTCCACGTGAAGACGTTGAGGCGTATCTCGAATTTCGACGCAAGAACACGGAGCGCGCGCGCAACATTGCCCACAAGCGACGTCGAAAACCGGTCAAAAGCGCCAAAAATACGACGTAGGGCCTATTTTGGGGGGGCAAAACCCGGTATGTTTTCGTCAAGCTGCCCGCGCTGCCCCTGGGGGGAACCATGGATGCGCGTCGAGGCGGCTTAGAGTCCGAGACGGGGGAGCGCATACCGGTCTACGAGTCGTCTCGGGCTCGCCTTTCCTATGCGGCGCCTAGACGATGAGCAGGGCGACCCACACGGCGATGGCTGCGATCGCAACGACAAGCACGACGCTCGTGGCGTTCTCGATCGAAGAGACGTCGCGCTTCGTTTTGCTTCCACACTGAGCGCATCGCCATCCCGACTGACTGCGCTCGTTGTTCATCGCGCTGAGCACAACCCACACGGGCAACCAAAGCCCCAACGTGACCAGCGTCAGAAGCAAGTGCAGGACGTGGTTGACGCCCTTGCGACGGATGAGAGACGGCCGGTTGCACGTGCGGCAAAAGCCTCGCTGTTCGAGGTAAGACGGCATGGGGGGGACGCCAGTCTACGCCGGTCTTTCACGCAACGAAACCACGAATCGAAACACCAAGTGATTACGGTTGATTTCAGCGAAGTGGAAGAGCTCACCCGCCGGCTCGAGAAGCTGAACGAGCGAGGTTTTCCGCATGCGGTTCGGATGGCGCTGAACGACAGCGCGTTCAAGGGCCGCGAGCTCTACCGGCAGGAAATGCGGTCGAGCATGACGCTTCGAAACCGTTTCACCGAGGGCAGCGTGCGCGTGCAAAAGGCGCGTGGGATGAAGCCTCGACGGATGGAGTCGGCGGTCGGGTCGATTCAGCCGTACATGCGGACGCAGGAGGAAGGCGGCACGGAGCGGAAGCGGGGCAAAGTGGGCGTGGCCATCCCGACGTCGGTGGCATCGCGCGAGGGTCGGAACAAGAGGCCGAAGCGGCGCATTGTCCGACGCATGAGCCAGCATGGGCTTGGGCGGATCGAGCTTGCGCGTAGGACCGGGAAAGGGCGAAAGCAGCGAAACGCCATCGCCATTGCGGAAGCGAAGCGGCGGGGGCGTAAACACGTGTTCCTCGACCTTGGCCGACGCAAGGGTATTTTCAGAGTGGGCGGGGGGCGGCGCTCGGTGCGCATTGACATGGTTTGGGACTTGAGCCGGCGACAGGTTCGCATCCCAAAGAACCCAATGCTGAGGCGAGCGACCACGCGTGTTGGGGCGTTCTTGCCGCGGATTCACGAGGAAGCGCTGAGGACGCAGATCAATGCGGTGCTCATCTTCGGGAAGCGTGTGTGATGTCAATAGGTTCTGTAGGCAACCCACACCCCGCCCGAGGTTATGTTTGGCCACCGCCGGCCTCTCGCAAAATCTGACTTCGCGTTTTTCTATTCACCCGCCGTTTACCCGGGCCCATGCAACAAATCGTCTCACGAGCAAAGTACGCCCGAATCGCGGGCATTTCTCGCGCGATGGTGACCAAGCTCAGCAAGGGCCCTCTCGCGGCGGCGTGTTCACGCGAAGGTGTCGACCTCGCGCACCCTGACGCGGTCGCTGACCTTGCGAAGCGCGGCATCGCCCGACCGGAAAGAGACCCCGAACCCGAAACGGGGAATCTCGACGACCTTCTCGACCTGACGGTGCGCGAAATCACCGATCGCTACGGTAGCGCGAGGGGGTTTGAGGATTGGGTCAACTTGCGTCGGAAGATCGCAGCAACCCGCAAGCTCGAGATTCAAAACGAAGAGAAGGCGGGCGCGCTCTTGCACAAGGATTTTGTTCGAAACCACCTGTTCAGCGCCCTTGAAACGCTGAGCCGAAGGCTGCTTACGGACACGCCCAAAACGATCACGCGAAAGGTCTACTCGTTCGCGCGGAGCGGGACCCCGCTGGAAGAGGCCGAGAGAGAGACACGGGGGCTGATCAGCGGGCAGCTCGAGCTCGCGAAGGACTCGATTGTCAAGTCTCTCAAATCAACGCCAACAGGCCCAACTACTCACTGAGCTTTGGGAGCAGTGGACCACCTGGGTCGAGTTCGTCACGCCGAGCGAGTGGGCAGAAGCGAAACGCTACCTGCCTCCGACGGTGAGCGCGTTGCCGGGGCGATTCCGCTTCGACGTGGCCCCGTTCATGCGAGAGATCGTCGACTGCATGGGGGTCGAAAACCCCGTGCGCGAATGCTCGTTGATGAAGGGCGTTCAAATCACGGCGACCACGGGCGTCCTCGAGAACACGCTCGGGTACGTGATCGAGCACGTCAAGACCGCGCCGGTGATGATCGTTACCGCGGACGCCGACCTTGGTCAGATTCGGCTCGACTCGCACCTAACGCCCATGGTCGAGCACTCTGGGCTCTCGGACCTCATTCGAAGCTCGGACACAAGGAACAACCGCAAGACCGGCAAGACCAATAGAAAATGGGAGTGGTTCGGCGGCGGCTACCTGATTCCCTACGGGGCCAACAACGCGAACAAGCTTCGATCCATCCCCGTTCGCTTCTTGCTGAACGATGAGATCGACGGCTGGAAGGATCGAGTCGGAAAAGACGGCGACCCCCTGAAGCTGGTCAAAGACCGCACCGCCGCCTACGAGCTCGGCCGCAAAATCCTGAACATCTCGACGCCGCTCATCAAAGGCCAGTCGAAGATCGAAAAGCTCTACCGGCAGGGAGACCAGCGGCAATACTTCGTATGCTGCCTCTCATGCGGACACTCGCAAACGCTGCGCTGGCGCCGCGAGCACCCAGAAACGGGGGAAGTGACCGGCATCGTCTGGGACTACAACGATGACGGCACCCTCAACAAAGACTCGGTCCGCTACCTCTGCGAGAAATGCGCGCACCCGCACACAAACGACGACAAGGTGAGGCTCTTGTCGCCCGACCATGGCGCGGAGTGGCGCCCAACCGCAACCGCAGTCAGCGCGGACGTTCGGAGCTACCACATTTCGGCACTCTACTCGCCCCCAGGCATGCAGACATGGGCGGCATGCGTTCTCAAGTGGCTTGAAGCCTGGGACGTCGAAGCCAATAAGCCCCGCGACCTCGAAGCGCTCCAGGTCTTCTACAACAACGTCCTCGGCGAACCCTACGAGCTCCGTGGCCGAAAGCTCAAGTTCGAAACAGTCTCCCAACACCGCCGACACGAATACCGCTACGGCGAAATCCCGAATAGCTTCGCCGCCCGCTACTGCGGCGGGGCCGTTCGGCTTCTCACCGCTTCGGTTGACGTTCACTCAGAAGACCTGGCCGTCGGCGTCTTCGGCTGGACCCGAGAACGCCGCCCCTTCCTGCTCAACTACTGGCGATTCGAAGGCGACACCGAGCAGCTCGACAACCCGGACACCTGGGGACGGCTTCGAGCGCTCATCGAATCGAAAGTCTACATCGCCGACGACGGGCGCCAGTACCCCATTCAGCTGACGCTTGTCGACTCCGGCTATCGCACCGATACGGTGTATCGATTCTGCGCGGACTACGAGAGGGGGGTGTTCCCCGTGAAGGGGCGCGACGTTCCCCCGAAGAACGTCACTGTCAAGGAGTTCAGCCAGTTCAAGACGCCGCTCGGGAACATCTACTTCGGCGTGACCGTCGACCTCTACAAAGACCGTTGGGGGGCGGCGCTCCGGCGAAGCTGGGACGGGCAGTCGATGCAGTCCATCGGGCACTTCAACGCGCCCCTCGACGCCACCGACAAGCAGCTGAAAGAGCTGACGGTCGAGACGAAGCGCGAAAAGATCGACAGCACCGGGAAGCGGGTCGGGTTCGAATGGTATCGGCCCGCCGGCGCGGCGAACGAGCTTTGGGACCTCCTAGTCTACAGCTCCGCCGCTCTCGACATCATTGCTGCGGACGTTTGCAAGGAAGAGCTCGGCCTTGAGTCCGTCAACTGGCCGCTGTTCTGGCGGCATCTCGAAGAAACCGAACCGTACTGCCAGGCCGCATGACCACCGAAGAGATTCAGACGGAGCTCGCGTGCGCAAGGGAGCTGCTTGCCGCGGTGCAGGACGCCATCAAAAGCGTCCTGTGCGGAGGCCAGTCCTACAGCCTCGACAGCGGGCAGACGCGGCAGTCGGTGACGCGCTCAACGCTTGGCGAGCTCCGAAAGATGCGGCGCGAGCTCAAGGACGAGATCGACGCGCTCGAGACCCAGCTCTCAGGGGCGGGGTTCTACGGGCGAACGGCGTTCTAAGATGCAGATTGGCGAATGGAAACTGAAAGAGCCGGGCGCCCCAGCCACGGCCCCCGTCGTTCCCGTGACGGCGTTGCCGACTAGCAAATGGCGATCAGGGCTCTTCAACGGCGACAAGTACCCCGGCGGGTTCGGCCCGACCGAACTGCTCACCGCGGACTACTGGACGCTTCGCCATCGCTCCGCCCAGCTCTTTCGAACCAACCTCTACGCTCGCGGCATCCTGCGTCGGTTCATCACCAGCATCATCGCGACGGGGCTTCAGCTTGAGGCGAGGCCCGAGGAGCAAGTGCTTGGCCTCGAGGAAGGCGCGCTCGACGACTGGTCCGAAGCCATCGAAACCCGGTTCACGCTTTGGGGAAAGCAGCCGGAGCGCTGCGACTTTCACGAGCTCCGGTCCTGGGGCGCGCTCCAAAAGTCCGCGAAGCTCGAGTCCTACATCGACGGGGACTGCCTCATCGTGCTGCGCGCGGACGCGCGGACGGGCCTCCCTCGCGCGCAACTGATTGGCGGAAACAAGGTTCAGACCCCGCTCAAAAACAAGCCCCGACAAGGGAACCGCATCACCCACGGGGTCGAGCTCGACAAGCAGGGACGGCAAGTGGCCTACCACGTCGAGCAAGAGGACGGGACAAGCCGCCGCATCCCTGCATGGGGCGAAAAGTCGGGTCGGCGCATTGCGTGGCTCGTCTACGGAACCGAGCGGCGCGTGGACGCGGTGCGCGGCGAGCCGGTTCTCTCAATCGTGCTCCAGTCGCTTCGAGAAATCGACCGCTACCGCGACAGCACCCAGCTCAAGGCGACGCTCAACGCCATTTTGGCGATGTTCATCAAGCGGGAAACCGCGGGGCCGAAGACATCGCTTGCAGGCGGCGCGGTGCGTCGCGGCGTCGACACGGCGCTCGACACGACCGGCGAGACGCGAAGCTTCAACGTCGCCGAGTTCAACCCGGGGCTCGTGCTCGACATGCTGCAGCCGGGCGAGGAGCCGGTCGGGTTCATGCCGCACGGCACGGACGAGAAATTTGGCGAGTTTGAGGAAGCCATCGTGCAAGCGATGGCATGGCACTTCGAAATCCCGCCCGAGATTCTCCGCCTCGCGTTTTCGAGCAACTACAGCGCGAGTCAGGCGGCGAACAACGAATACATGGTGTTCGTGCTTCGCGAACGCGACGCGTGGGGCGAAGAGTTTTGCCATCGCATCTATGCCGAGTGGCTTGTGGCGGAGGCGCTTCAGCAAAACGTGGACGCGCCTGGGCTTCTCGACGCGTGGCGAGACCCGAAGCGGTATGCCGAGTTTGGGGCACGGGTCGCCTCCGAGTGGTCCGGTCACATCAAGCCAAGCACCGACATCCTGAAGCAAACCAAGGGCATCGCGATGCAGCTCGAGCACGGCTTGATCACGCACGCACGCGCTGCGCGGCTCACGACCGGGACGAAGTGGAGCAAGAACATGAAGGTGCTTCGACGTGAGATGGAATTGAAAAACGAGATTCTCCCGCCGCCCAAGGCAACGACCACCGGGCCGGACGGGTTGTCGCTTGTCGACAACGACCAAGCCGAGGACGACGAAAGAGAGGCCGGTTAGCCCATGTGGTGGTTGATGAGGGAAGACGTGCTCCGCGACCTGAAGGCGATGGAGCAAAGCGGGGTCTGTCCGTCCGAGGCGCAGCTCGCCGCGTTTGAAGAGCGAATGGCGCGCGGGGACGGGCCACAAAGCCTGACAGTCGCCGGTGACGTCGCAGAGATTCGGGTCGAGGGGATCTTGACCAAGAAGCCGAGCTGGATCGCGCAATTCTTCTACGGCGCGAACACGGCCTACGTGGACCTCCAAGCAGCGCTCGACGTCGCAGGGCGCGACCCGAACGTCAAGCGCGTCGAGGTCTCTGTCGACAGCCCCGGCGGCACCGTGGACGGCCTCTTTGACGCGCTTGCCGCGTTCGAGGCGTTCGACAAGCCCATGGTCGTCAAGGCGGAGAGCGCGTTTTCGGCCGCGTATGCGATTGCAGCCGTCGCCGGACCCATTGAAGCAACAAGCTCCGCGTCGATGTTTGGAAGCGTCGGCGTGGCCGCGTCGTTCATGGTGACCACCGAGAACGCGCACATCGATTTTGTCGACCTGACGAATTCGGAGTCCCCCGACAAGCGGCCGGACGTGCGCACCGAAGAGGGGAAGGCGGTCGTCGTGGAGTGGCTGGACGCCATTCACGAGCTTTTTGCCGATGCGATTGCGCGCGGGCGAAAAACCACCGTGGCGACGGTGAATCAGGACTTTGGCAGAGGGGCTTCGTTCCTCGCCGCCGAAGCGAAGCGTCGAAAGATGATTGACGGTATCGCAGGGCCTTCCTTGCGGGCTGTCCCAAATGCTGAAGCCGAGCCTTCAGAGGAAGCGAATATGAACCTCGACAAACTGCGAGCCCAATATCCAGAGCTGTGTGCTGCTCTGGTGCAAGAGGGCGTAACACAGGAACGCGACCGCGTCTGTGCCCACCTCAAAATGGGCCAACAGTCGGGGGATCGCAAAACCTCGGAAGCCGCCATCGAAAGCGGCGAGCCGATGACTCAAACACTTGTCGCGACCTACATGGCCGCGGCCATCAACAGGCGCGACATCCAGGCCCGCCAAGACGACGAGGCCATCGTCGCCGAAGCGGCCGATGGAGCAAAGGCGAACGGAGAAGGCGGCTTCGGCGAAGCCGTGGTGTCGAAGTTCGAGGAACTCATGGGGGTGAGCCATGGCTAATCTCAACATCGAAAACGTCGACCTCGGGCAGATTGCGCTCGAAGACGGGGACTTCGAAAACCACGTCATCACGTTCGGTGGCGCGGACCTGCTCGCAGCGGGGACGATCCTTGCGAGGAACACGACGTCGCTCAAGTGGCAAATCTACGTCAAGGGCGGCAGCACGGCCGGCAACGGCGTTGCTCAAGGCGTGTTGACCTACCCCGTGGAAGCCACGGGCGCGGGCGACGTGGCGGCGGCAGTGCTCATTCGCGGAACGGTCAACCAGGACCGTCTCATCATCGATGCCGACGGCGACGGGAGCAACGTGGATGAGGCCGTACTCGACGACCTCCGCGATAGCGGAATCGTTGCGAAGCCTGTCAAGCAGCTTGCCCAACAGGACAACCAGTAAGGAAGGCACATGACTGATTCACTCACACGCCGGATGCTGACGGCATACCGGCAGACCACGGAAGTCCCGGGCTTCCTCTCCGGCTTCTTCACGAGCCCGCCGCGCAACTTCCACAACTCGGAAGAGGTCGAGATCGACATTCTTCGAGAGGACGAAGACGTCGCCGTTGCGGTGCACGACATCACCGTGGGGCCGCGGCTCAACCAGGCGAGCGAGTACACGAACAAGCGCATCAAGCCGCCTGTCTTCAAAGAGGCAGGCGCGGTGAGCGCGTTCGAGCTCAACAAGCGCCAGGCAGGCCAAGACCCGTTCCAAGACCCCGACTTCCAGGCGAATGCCATGATGGCAGCCGGGGACATCGCGCGGCGGCTTCAGGCGAAGGTTCGTCGAGCCGTCGAACTCGAGGCGGCGCAAGTGCTTCAAACCGGCACGTGCACGCTCACGGACGAAAACGGGAGCGCGGTCTACACGATCGACTTCAAACCGAAGACGGCGCATTTCGCCAACGCTTCGGGAACGTGGGCGGCGGGCGCAAACAATCCGCTTGCCGACCTCGAGGCCCGCGCGGACCTCATTCGTCAGAACGGGCGCGCCGAAGCTGTGCGCGTCATCATGGGACGCGCGGCGCTTACCGGGTTTCTGGCGAATAACGACGTTCGGGCGCTACTCGACAACCGGCGGATCAACCTCGGGGGCTTGCAAGCTCCGGAGACCCGCGGCGCGGGCGGCAAGTTCCACGGGACCATTTCCGTGGGGCAAAACAACCTCGAAATCTGGTCCTACACCGGCCAGTACAAAGACCCGCAGACGGGCGTTCTCACGCGCTACATGGCGGACGACAAGGTCATCGTCATGGGCGACGGACGCCTCGACCTCACCTGGGGGAACATCCCGCTTATCGGCCCGCCCGATTCGCGCGTGCTCCCTTATCTCCCGCGGCGCGTCTCCGATGGAGAGCGCGGCATGGACATGATCATGAACGCATGGCTTAGCGACGACCGCGAAAACCTGATGGTTAGCGTCAGCGCGCGCCCGCTGTGCATCCCGACCGCGATCGACACGTTCGGTTGCATGGACGTCATTCTCTAATGCCTGAACGCAAGACGGCGGCAGAGAAGCCGAAGGCGGCGCCTGCGAAACCGAAGCGTTACGTGGTTGCCGAAGGCAAGTCCATCAACTGCACCCGAAAGGGGACGTTGGTGGAAGGTGACGAGGTGGTTCCCGAGTTCGTCGGGCAGACCTCGTTTGACGCCTACGTGCAAAGCGGCGTTCTGGTTCCTGCGAAGGGCGCATGAACCTCCGACAGCGGGCCAGCCTCGACCTCCAATCCATAGTGGAGGGCGACGGCTGGCCCGTGGTGATTTCAGATCCGTTCGAAGTCTCCGCAGAAGTGCAGGCGCAGATTTCGGACATTGGCGAAACCCTTGACCCGGAAACCGGGCAACTGATTGCCGGGCAAAGCGCGTCCGCGCTCATCTCGCTCCGCGCGCTTGCGAGCGTCGAGATGGACACCCCGGTCGGGGTCACCGACGCGGCCAAGAAGCCGTGGGTGCTTTCGTTTACCGACCTCTGCGGCACCGAGCGTCACTACAAGGTAACCGAGTCGCGCATTGACCGCACGATCGGCGCGGTCCTCTGCATCCTTCAAGCCTACCGGCCATGATCGACCATCTGCTCGAGGCCCCCGACACGTTTGAGCTTGTCCGGGACGCGATTGGCGCGATCTTGCTCTCCGAGTTTGAGAACCAGAAAGCGCTCGCGGCGGACGCCGGCAAAGACCCGGCCCCGTGGTCGCTGAAGGTCTGCACCGAACGATTCGACCCGTGGAACGGGTTTGCGCTCGACGAAGGCGCGCTCACGGTGCAGCCGCCGATTGTCCATATCGCTTACGACTCGGACCAATACGACCCTTCGGCGAGCAACGCCATCAACCGCACGAAGGTCGACGCGATCTATCACATCGACTGCTACGGCTACGGCATCGCCGAAGATGTCGTGGGCGGCGGCCACAAGCCCGGCGACCGTGAGGCCATCTTCGAGGCGCACAGGGCTATGAGGCTGACTCGCCAGGTGTTGATGGCGAGCCAGCACAAATATCTCGGGCTCAAGGGCATCGTGTGGAGTCGCCGCGTGCAAGCCCGAAACGTCTTCCGTCCCACCGAGGGCGGCGCCGTTGTCCCGCGCGTCGTCGGGGGGCGCATCGATCTCATGGTGGGACTCAGCGAGTTCTCGCCGCTCAACACCTACCCCGAACTCTCACGCATCGCGCTTTCGGTGAAGCGACGCGGAGACGGCGAGCTCTATTTCGCCGCGAACTTCGACCTCACTCAGGAGAACTAAGCAATGCCGCCATTTGAAGCAACGGCCATCGCGCGTGGCGTTGGCATCAAGACCCAATTCCAGGACCTCCGCCGAAACACGATCCTGTACCTTCCGATCGAAGTTCACGTCTTCGCGCAAGGCGCAAGCGCGGCGGTCTACTCAAACGACAAGTTCCGCCCACTGTCCGCAGACGAAGTCGGCGCCAGAGTGGGCTACGGCTCGCCCGCGCACCTTGCCGTCCGCGAGCTACTGCCGGTCAACGGAGACGGCGTCGGGACCATTCCGGTCTGGGTCTACCCATTGAGCGACGATGGGGCAGGGGTCGCCGCGGCGGGGGCCATTGCCCCGACCGGCACGCTCACCGCTTCGGCGACGCTTCGCGTGGCCATC